ATGCTAACTGGTTGTGCTTGTGCTACTTGTTGCCCTTTGGTGTGATCTATCACAGTTTCATTAGGGTGTAAGATTGCAGGGAAACCGCCCTTGCCATCTATACCACCTGCTCTATTGCCTAAACCTGTGAACCCACCACTATCGAAACTTGATACATTAAAGTTACCTGCTGGTGTTGGTGTTGGTGTTGCTGTAGCAGAACCTAGACCCAGAATATTAAATGTTTCAAAAAAGCCCATCATCTGTTGTCTGATTTTAAGTCTAACCATGTCCCTTAAAATCGATTGCACTAAGTCTTTAAAATTGAGTTTCCCATTTTCTACAAAATTAAGCAAAGCATCTGCTGCATCGTTAAACCCTTTAACCCATATACCTTCAATAGCATTATCAAATGCTTCATCTTGAAATTCAGCTTTTAACTTAGCTAATGGCGATAATTGGTCTGTAAGTGTTATTAAACCTGCACCAACTTCTTCTGCTCCCTCGCCTACTGTTTTCATTGCTCCGCCTGTCAATGTAATGCTTGGAACAATCTCTGTACCTAAAAGCTTAGAGGTGTTTCTTATATCTTCTGCTAATTTCACAAATTTATTACCAGATTCTACTGTTTCACCTCGCATTTTTGCGAATTCTCTATTTATCTTTTTTGTACCTTCTACGATTGATTCAACAGAAAAACCCATTAATAAGGGTGCTTTATAAAAGAAATCTAGGAAAAAACCTGCCCCTGACAAAGCTTCATCAACTTTACCTATTGCTTCTATAAGGTCGGCAAAAGCCAAAAGCAAATCTTTAGATATTCTCTGTGCCAGTATATCTACACCGCTTTCTGCATCATCTGTTGCAGTCATCATATTAGAAAAACTTACAACAACTGCGTTTAAAACTGGTGTCAACTCGGCGAAAACTTTATCTTTGACTGTTCTTACTTGTGCTGACAATATAGAAAAGGAATCGTTAAATGCTTGCACATTATCAATCGCCTGTTGGTCTAAAGTAATTCCTAATTTCTGTGCTTTGCTTACAAAACCATCAAGACCTTCAGCACCATCTCTAAAAACTTCAGATAATTTTATACCTGCTCTACCAAATAAATTAGCCAATACTGTTGCTCTTTCTGATTCAGAACCTAATTGCGATATGCCTTGCGCTGTATCTCTAAGTATTGTGTCTGCGTCTTTAACATTGCCATTGTTATCTCTTATCTCTACCCCTAAGTCTCTAAAGATATCTGCTTGTGTTTTTAAACCCCTAGATGCATCACCGATACTTCTAGAAAATTTTTCAAACCCTTTCCTAGTTTCCTCAACAGAAGCACCTGATTCTATAGCTGCTTGCTCTAATGCTTGTATTGTTTGTACAGCCAATCCAGTTCTTAGTGAAACTTTGCCAATAGCATCTATATAATCAAAAGATGATTTAGCTGCTAAAGTTGTAGCTGTTGCGACAGCACTGAAAGCCAATGTCACACCACCAAGAACTTTAGTAACACCTACAGCACCACTCTTAACAGCGCCTAATCCTTTTTTGACTGAACTAAAGGCTTTCTTAGTTTTATCTAAAGCGGTTAATTCAATTTTGTATTTTTGGTTAGCCATTTTTTTGTCTTTCTGCTTTTATTCTAAAGTAAGCTGTCCATAATTGGTATTCTTCTATGGACATTTGCTGAATCTCATGTAGAGATTTGCCTAGAAGTTCGGCTAATCCTAGTTGGTTATAGAGGTTGTGATCTTGGGCTAACTTTTTTTTACTTCTTCAGGTGGCTGTTCAGCCATGATTTCGTTGGATACTTTGATAAGGACATTACGATCTACTTTAGTAAGTAGTGTTTGTTTGTCCTCTAAAGAAAAGATTTGATCGCCATTATTGTCTAAGGCTTTGTAGATTAAAACATAAGCCAACATCGCCATATCATCGTCTTTTGCTAAACGATAGAGTTTAGATGTTTCTTGTAGGGTTAAGGGCTTGGCATAGATTTCAAGGGGTACATCATCGTCACCCCATTCAGGTACGATAATCTTCTTGACCTCTAAGGTATTGAAGTGCGCTTTAGCTCGTTCTATTGCTTTCAATACTAGACAGTGCCGATAGTTAATGCGCCAGTACCTTGTACTGTAAATGACCTTTCTACTAAACCATCAAAACTTTGGGTTTGTGAGATACCAGTTACCAGACCTGTGCCTGATAGTTGATATGCACCTGAACCACTGCCTTCTGGTTGAAACAAAAATGCTAGACTTGCGCCTATAGTCATTGATGTTTGCGCTGCATCTGTGTCATCGAATAGCGCATCCACTGAAGCTGTGAATGTATTGAGGGTAGCTTTGTAACTTCGTGCTGCATCGCCCATTGCTGTATCTTCTACTGTGTCACCTGTTTGATCGACAGTAAATGATCTTATCTCACCAATGACTGCGCCACCTGCTTTAACTACACCTGCTGAACCTGAAAATGTTGCCATAATTAAATACTTCCTTCTGTATGATGATAAGTGATTTGAAATGTCATTACAACAATTCCTAACGGATTATCACCTTCTCCGTTATAACTAATGTCAGTATTAACTAAAAAACTGTCTAAAGCTAGATTATTTATCAATCTATCGCCATATAATGCTTCTTCTACTTCTTCTGTAATAGTGTCTATAGTGTCATCGTAGTTAGCATTTGCTTTGACATAAGCCTCAATTACTAAAGACAATATCTTTTCTATTGCTCTTGGTGGGTTTGTTGTTAGAGGCTCAGAAGTCTCCTCTCTTGTGTATATTAACAAACAGGGCAGTTTAGTGTTCTCAATAGGATAAACTCTGCTCTGAAAGACATTAGAGCCTGTGGTAGACAAACCTGTCAGGGTTGTTGCTACTCTTTCTCTGATCTGTTGTCTTTTGTGTGCCATGCCTTATCTTAGCTTATTTGCCCTGACCTTTGTATTTTTTATAGGATCTGCGTTTGTGCTTGTTCATTGTAGAGCTGCCAAAGTTTCTGCGACCTTGTGAGGTCTTTTTGCCATTGACACCTGCTGTTGGCTCATGCCCTTTGCTAAATTGTGCGTTGCTTTTCTTTGGCATTAATCGTTTTTAGATTGTGAAGCACCAAAGTAAAAAGATATTACGGCTGAAGCTAAACCACCTAAGTAACCCAACACTAGGTTTATTAAAGCTTCTGAGTTTTGTTCAGGTGGTTGTATAGTCACTAAAAAGATATAGCCCATGAAGCCACCTATAACTATTAAACCCATAAATTTTGATGTCCAGTCTTTAGCAAAAGTCTTCCTTGCATCTTGGGTATCTTCTGTTTCAAGTTTAAAGACATCGACATCTAGCTCTTTCATTTTTACTTCAAAGTCTTTCTCTACCTTTTTTAATTCTAGTAGTTGCTCTGGTGTTGCTGCTTGTACTGCTTTCTCTACTGATTTTTGATTGTTTGGTACACCTAACTTCTCAGCTATCATGCTGACGGCTGCACCACCCAGTGGTGATCCTAGTGCTGTACCTAATGCTGGTGCGATTGTGCTTAGTAAATTTTTTAACATAATTAGTCCTGTAATATGAGCATCGTCATGCCTGTGCCGTCTGGCTGTATATTGACGATGTTATATGTTACACCATCAATAGCTATAGTGTCGGCTGTATCAATACCTGTGACATCTGAAGATCGACAAGTTGCTACTGGTTGTGTGCCATCGATATCGACAGATTCACCAGCAATAGCAAAATATTCTTTATTGATAATGACCTTAATTGATGATGCACTGCCATTGATTGTAACTGTGGCTGTTGAGCCATGTGTATCTGTATCAAAGAAGTTCAACAAATCTTGTGCTGATTCTAGCGCCATTATCTTGTTTTAATATTCTTTGCTGATTTATCTGATTTGGCTTTGCTCTTACCTTTTACTGCTTCTACCCCTGCTGCTTCCAAGCCATTGTAGTCTTTAGGGTTACAAATAAAACTGTCACCTGAATTATACCAAGTGCCGTTATAGCAAACCTTTCTTGTAGCTACTACTTCCATCACTTATCCTTTTTGCCTTTAGGTTTATATACATTCCCAAACTGGACATTATCCCACTCAGCTATATCTTTCTTAGCTATGTCTATAGAATCACCTGCTTGGTATTTCTCACCACCATAGTAGTAAGTTTGATTGAACACGAATTTAATTTTTGTATCACTCATAATTTTATTATACATAAAAAAAGGGCTACCGAAGTAGCCCTAATGGTTTCTAATAAAGTAACTGTTATCTTTAGTGCTATTTTAAAATCGCTTCCGTATTGCTACTTCTTTAGTGCTGACATTTCAAAACGCTTCAAACAGTTACTTAATTAACTAAATATTACGACATTGATCTATGTAATTTCATGTAGTATCTCATTAACTTTAGCTGATGCTACTGACCACTTAACACCATATTCATCCATGATTAATTCTTTAGCATCAATTAAACATTGATGACCTTCTTCGATTCTCTCAACATCGTCTGATGTTAAATATATATAGTTAGAAATAAGTTTTCTTACTTCAATTTCGTCTTTTAGTTCTATTACAATGTTATTCATATTTGATATCTCCATAACTAAATAGTAGCAAAACCAGACACAGATACAATACTTTTATGCAAAAAAGTATACTTTTTTATACTTATACAATAAAAGCCTATAAAAAAGGGCTACCGAAGTAGCCCTAGACTAAGTAAAAACTTAATTAAGTAACAATGTCCTTACAAACTGAGAAAGCATCATCATGTCGCAGAGCTACGTCTACGTCTTGGAAGAACGCTAATCTAGTTGTCGCTGCTGTTGAACCTGTGTATGGATCGACTATTACGTCTACTCCAGACCAGAATCCTAACATTAGCTGACTAAAGTCACCAAATATTAATGCTGATACATTAGAAGCTGAACCTTTTGTAAGATCACTAGGAACTAATGTAGATGATAGGTAGTCATAACCCATCATTTTGCCATCAGGATCTAGCATGAAGTTACCTTCAACACCTGAACCTTGTTTTGGTGTAGTTCTAAGTTTTGCAGTAACTTTTGGATTACCAATAAACTTAACACTTGCATCATTCAAGATAGCATTATCTTGCTCTACTTTGCTTACCATACTAACAATGTTGCTGTAAGCAATAGCACCACCATTAGTACCTAGAGCCTCAACATTACCTGTTGATGAAGCTATGATACCTGAAGGATGATTTGAAGCACCACCTTCTAAAGCAACTTCGTCAATCTTTCTAGCAAAAGTATTAATAACATCATTTCTCAAGACAGCTTCTACTGAAGGGTCTGATTGAAGCATTAATCTTCTTGAAACATCTACATAAGCAGCCAATGTCTTAGGTGACATTGTGACTTGTGCGAATGTTCCTGCACCCTCTGAAGGCGCTGCGTTTTCTGCTACGAAAGCTGAATTGGTTACTGAAGCTGATAGCTTCGGTATGCTAATGTCACCTTGTAAGCCAGTCATAATTCTTGCACCAGCTTGTCCAATAACTAGGTTTGCATAAAGAGCATCAATAAACTCGTTACCAAGATGATCTGTTCCTTTTAAGAACCCACCACCTGTGTTAGAGCCTACTGTCTGATCCCTTTTGCCAAAACCAATATTTGTTGGCATATAGAATCCTCTAGCAGCTTTACCTGTTTGTGAAGCAATCTGATCTGAAACTTCTTTCTCTAGACCTGATAGTCTGCCTTGAGCAGTTTCTTGCACAGCTTTGATTAAAGAGTATTCTCTTTGCTCGGTTTCATTCATATCAACACTTGATGGTAGATCAAGCGGCTTATCGTTTGCGATTGTCTCTAGAAGAGATCCTCTAAATTGAGCTAGTGATGCGCCATTTGCAACAGCTTCATTAGCCAAATCTCTCTTATTGTGTTGTACACCTAAGTCAATTATGGCTTTTGCTTCTTTTGCAAAATCTGCTCTTAACTCTGCTGGATTTACTTCTGGAGTTTTATTTTCATTTTCCATTTTTATTTCCTTATTAGAATTAATTTCAATTTTTGGTGTTTCTTTACTTCTAGCAAAACCCACAAGACTTGACTGGTCAGCAGGTACACTAACAGCAGAAACTTCAAGAGGAAGCCACGAATTAACTCTATAGATGGGAACGCCATCTTTCTCAGATTCCTCTCTTTGCATACTGTTGACTTGATAGCCAACGGATATTTTCTGTCTAATACCATCAAGCACATCCCTATATACTTCGTCTGCTTGTTGGTTTTTACTAAATCTTACTTTAGCTATTGTTCTTTTGTTTTGTCTGTCGATAGCAAATTCTTCTACTACACCTATTTGCTTAGTTGGATCATGGTCTAATAGTAGTGGGCTACGACCTGAACCCATAAATTCCATGTCAATTTCTTCTTCGTTGTGTCCTAAGACCTCAAAGCCGAAGTTTCTTTCTACTGGCACTTCTGAAGAGACACCAATCTCAATGGTTCTTTTGTCCTCGTCAATTTTGTTTCTATCAAATTCAAAAGCTCTTTGTAAATTATTGTCTGCATAGAATCGAGCAACATTATTATCTTCTGTCTCTGCTCTCTCATCTTCCATAATCTCCTCTTCTTCTGCCATTTCTTCTTCATCCATTCTGATTGGATCTATTTTTGTTAGAGTTGAGAATTTATGACCTACTCTAGTGTCTGATGCTTCACCACCCCTATAGACTTGTATCAGAGCAGCAGGGTCATCTTCTGTGCCTGTAATTGTAAAATCACTATCTGGCACATTGATACTGCCGTCTCTTTCGATCTTTTCTATTTTACCTCTAGCTCTGCCACCTGAAGTGTCCCAAGATACGAAATCGCCAACACTTAAAGCATCTGGCGCTGCTCTTTCTTCTTCGTCATCTTTGTAGCCGTTTTCTTCAACCACTTCTTCCATGTCGATTTTTTTTGCAAACTCTACTATATATGAATCCTCAGTTTCCCTGATGTTTTCAATATGTCTTGCTTCTTTTTTACTCATGTTACTTGCCATTCTATCACCATCTTCCTTTTTAAGTCTATCTACAATGGCTTTTGACCATGTAAAACCTGCATCACCACCCCATAAAGCCCATGCTATGCGCCCATTGGAGGGGAAACCATCCTCATCTGGGGTAAAACCTTCGCCTTTTTTGTCTACTTCATGCCGAGAAAAGAAAGAATACATCCTTTTAACAGTAGATTCTGACAGGTTTTTACCACTCACGATGTCTCTTGCTCTAGCTATACCTACTGCTGTGCCACCCCTACCATGCTCTCTGCGCCAGTCTAAGCCCTTCTGTGCCTCTGACTTCATACCTTTAGTGGGTGTATAACTAGCCATTTTTCTTCTTTTTGCCGAATATTTGCTGCCAATTCTTGTCAAATTGGTCTTGTTTAACCTTTTTAGGTCGTCTTTTACTCCCCTTGCTCATCTTCATCACCATCGTCTTGTATTTCAGCATCTATTGGCATCTTGATAGCGCCAAATGGCTGATAAGCAGTCTTAACATCGTAAAGTTTGGCTATTTCTTCTTCTCTGCTGTGTTGTTCAAACAATTCTTCAACATCACGACCATAATTAGCTTGGACATCTTGCATAGTGACTACACCTGCGTTTAAACCATCAATATTAGCTTTAACTTCTTTCACAGGGTCAATCCAACCCCAGCTTCTTGGTACGAAGATAGCATTGTCAGCAAACTTGTCATATTTATCAGGTGGTAGCATAAAATTGTCTTTAAACGACATGGTTTGTAGTAACCATTTGTCAAAAACAGGCTGTATGAAGTGATCTATCATAAATCTTTGTAAGATCCTGTAGTTGTCTCTCTCTTCTAGTGTGCCTTGTCTAATAGATGAGTAGTTTACGCCCTCTAAATTGTTGGCTAGTGAGACATAAGATATGCCCAAACCAGAAGCGATACCTCTTAAAATAGACTTATGGAAGCCGTCAAAGCCTGATGATGGGTGTTGTGGGTCAAAGGTTTTAAAGTCCATACCATCTGGTAACTGCTCAAATGTACCTGCTTCTGCGTTCATAACAGGTGTGTAATCGTCATCTGTATCTTCACCTGTATAACCATCACCTGCTGGTGAGGTAAAAAAGCCCATTTTACTAGCACCCACTCTAGCTGCTACCAGCTCTGCTTCTTCATAACCATCCAACATCTTCATTCTTGACAATGCAGTAGTCATAAATGGCAGACCTCTAGTTTGTTCAGGTCTGTCTGCTTGGAAAGCATGAATGATGTCTTGAGCAGGTACTTCTATATGCGATCTATCGTAATTATTGAAGCCTTTGTTGTGTGGGTGTTCTTTAAAGAGATAATAAGTGATAGGTTTGCCGTACTTGTCTAGCTTGACACCCATTATGATTTCTTGTCCGTTGTTTAGGGTTTTGTTTTCTTCTTCGTCTAAGTAATCGGCATCAAGGAACTGTATTCTGTAAGGATCAAGTGGGTTATTGGTAGTGATGTGTCTAATTAAGACCTCGCCATCCCTTGCTAATGTTTCAATGAATAGTTTTTGCGCATCCACAAAAGACATCTTGCCGTCTATCGTGCAATTACCTATTCTGCACCACTTCTTCCATTCGTTTTCTAAGACCTGATTGCCAATAGTATCTAGGTTGCCGTCATCGTTTCTAGCTTTTGATTGCATCCTTATGCCATTCTGACCAACCACATTTGTAACTAAAAGCTGAAGATACCTCTTAGCATAGTCATTGTTTCTTGCTTGTTCACGACAACGATCTCTAATCTTTCTAAGATTGAACTTAATGTTGCTGTCTGCATTACTAGAGCCACCGATCCAGTCAGCAAAAAGATTATTTGATTGTGCTGCTTTGTAGTGTCGTTGTTTTTTGTTGGTTTTCTTGCGTTGTTTGAATAGATTATCCCAAATTGCCATGTTTAAAATCTCGCTTTAATTGTGTTGCCAGTATCTTGTTTATTTTTGATTCTTAGGAGTTTTATTTCTCTGTTGTATTCTGCTCTATATCTATCACGAAACCTAAACAAATCATCGACAGACATTCTTGACAGCGATCTTCCTGCTATCGAGTAAGACATCTGATCTTGTGAAGCTCTGTTCTCTAAAACAGCCTGTATATTATCCAGGCATATCTTGGCATGGCTTCTGTTGTCTGCATTTGTATTAGCAAAGTTCAGCTCTATTTTTGTGTGTCCTTCATCAACAGCAAATCTTTCTGAATCTGCGCTTCTTGTGATGAAAGCATACCAGTTATACTCACCTGCTGTCTTACTTGCTGTCGTTGAGCTGCCGACTTCGACAAGATAGTTGTCGCTTATTTCTGTAGCTGTGATAGTGAACTTGTGTGAGCCACCACCACCACTGTCTTCATGGAACTCATAAGTTAAGGCATAGGTGTCTGTAGGATAGTCTGTTACAAGGTCAGGTCTTTGCCAAACCCAACGATCACCAACAACTAATGTGTCTGGTTCTTGATTTGGATAGTTGTCTCTATCAAATAAATTAGCCATGTGAAATACTTTAACCTAAATTATAGCTATTCTTTCCATGAATTAGCAAAGTTTGATGGCTTTCTTCTGAATAATCTTCTTCTTTGTTGAATAATTGATGGTTTCTCTTGCTTATTGGGCTGTATTTGTTCATTTTGCTCACGATTTGCTAACTTCTCGAAGTTAGGCTGTAGGATATTTACTGCTGCTAGAGCATAAACAAAGGTATCTAGTGCCTCATTACGCTTCCTTGTTTGCTTCCAGACGAGTGTTGTCTTGCCTTTGTATATCTTTGGCACTCTTCTTTCAGCCGTTAATTGTCTAAAATATTCTTCATCTACTGTATTGGGAAAGTGTATTAAGTTGGTTTTCTTGTCTGTTAGTCTGGCATGTATGAACTCTTTAGCCGTATCACCACCAACAGTAAACAGCGCTGTCTTTCTTCTGCCCACAAACTGAGGTTTTGAGACTATTGGTTTGCCTGCTACCGATGCACCCTTAATAGCAAAGATCCTTCTT